GGGTTTTCCTTTTGTGCATGTTGAGACTTGGTTGGAGAATCGCGGGAAGAATCAGGAAGATTCTGAAGCGTACTTCGCTAAGCTCCGTAAATCACATAAAGCTGAGATACGTGAGATGATCAAGAATGAGACAGTGTACCGTGATCGGACCAATGGTGATATGATTGCAGTGGTATGGGATGGCGCTCGTTTCGTCCAGATGGAAATATCTGAGTACGTGAATGCGGGTGAATTCGATGATAACCCTAGTGGTGACGTCGGTGAGCCATCAGCCCATTTTCTCAATGAAATGCTGGCGCTTCGCGCAAAGCGTGAAGAGGATGAGGAACATGCCGCTGTGTTGAAATCTTATTCGAAGAAGAAGCTCAAGGAAGTAAATGACAAGCTCAGAGAGCAAGTCAAGAAACCTGTGAGCATGAAGAAAATCTCCCCTCCAGTAAAGGAAGTAGCTGACAAGCCCAAAGAGCAAGTCAAGAAACCATTGAGTCCGGAGAGTTCTCTCCCTTCAATAAAGAAAGTAAAGTTCAAAGCACCTGAGTCTGCCAAGGGTGGTGATGAGGAGTTTACCCCGGAAGAAATGAAAAAGATTTTGGATTTTCACCGGGGTCTGAGAAAGACGGCTCAGACCCAATCACCCCCCGCTGCTGGTTCAAAGTAAGAGATAGACCTTTAGCCCCGCTTGTTAGCCGGGCTCGACCTCGTGTCAGTCATCCTGAATTGAACTTACTTACTGATGAGCAATCGTCAAAGTATGGGCATCCTGTTTTGGGTGCTCGAGCAGAAAAACAAAGCTTTAATTGCCAGTCTTCAAGTTTCAATATGACACCCCCACCCCCCACCGCGCAGCGTATGCAAGCGTTGGACAGGATGGAGAGTCTTTATGCTAGTGTTCATACTCCCCTCCCGTTGGATTGGGGTACTGACGCGCACATTCAGCGTGTGTGTGAGCTTGTTTATTATAAATCTGGTGACAAGAGCCCGGGTGCGATCTTCCAACGACAAGGTTGCACCTCAAATAAAATGGTCTTCGAAAGATATGGTTTGTCAGCCGTCGTGCAAATGGTGCACGACCGCATGGCAGAGCTAGTTCTCGCAGGGCCTGAAAACTCTCGACAGATCTCAGATCCTGTGAAGCTCTTTATTAAGAGTGAACCCCACAAGGTGACGAAGATTAAGGAGGGGCGTTGGAGGATAATTTGTG